TTTGTAGAATAAATTCATACCATTTGGTGTAGATACAATCAAAATCTTTGTTTTTGTACCAGCAGTAATCACAGGATAAACTGAGGTAAAGAAGTCATAAGCAATATTGGATGGTACGAAAGCAAACTCGTCTAAGAATACAATGTTAAAAGAACCAGAACGAGCCGCTGAACTTGATGTAGAGTCGGCAATAATAACTGAATGATTTTCTAATTCAATACGACCCTTATTCCATTCGACCACACCTTGTTGGAGCCACATAGGAAGATTCTCATACGCTAACTGTAACTTACTAAGAATCTTACGAGCAGTGTCGCCACGGTTGGCCAAAACTGCGATGGTTTGAGAATCTTGAAAGAGTACGGTCCAAAGTAAATAAGCAATAGCTGTAGTAGTTTTACCAACCTGACGGGGACATTTTACGATGACAAAACGGTTATCATGAAACTTTTTAATCATATCCTCTTGAAAATCATACATCTCAAAAGGAACAATACCATCATCTAAAGTGATAATTTTGATGTATTTGGCAAAATAGATAGGATCCTGCCGACACTTGATATATTCATCAAGTTGTTCTTTGGTGTAATTAACCTGAACGCCTACTCTTTTGAGTAGGGGATTATCACGGTACGATTCTTTAGTAGCCATTTAATAATGTTTCTATCTTTATTTTTGAGTGTGGTGAATTTGGATTTGTAACATAATTATTAGTTAGGTGAGGTATCCAAGAATCTGAAAAATTATCTACAGGTATTAAAACTTTATGTTCAAAACCTTGAGGCACATTAACATAGGTACTACCTAAATTAGCCGATTCTCTAATACCATACCAACCTTTTTGACCCAAATGAAAATAATCCGAATTAATATGTTCTTGTACTAAGTTTCTATCCATAATAAACATACCTTGATATGGTTCACCTAATGAAATAAATTTTTTACCTTCAACAGAAATTACTGGTCTATTTGTTGGATGTCTTGTACAATCTAAAGAAAATACATTGCCTTCTGTATCATTTTCTGTTCTGTGTAACCCAGGCACAAAGTTTAAATTATTTCTTAAAAATAAACTCCTAGTTTGTTCCCAATAAACTAAATTTTTTTCAGTTACTTCAACATTACCTTCCATGTAAACATAATGTGTATAATCGGAATCTAAAAATGCTGGCATATATTTTTTATGTTCCCATGTTAAATGGTATGGGTCATTCAATAATGATACATCAATTCTTAAACTCTCATCAAAATTGGTATTTGAATTAACAATAATTTTTGTTTTTTCTGTGGTAATACTTTGAAGGCTTTTGATAATTCTTTTAAAGTTTTCGCATCTTTCAGGCATATAATAAAAACAAACATTCACCCACAATTTCATTTTTCTTTTCCTTGATTTTTCAAAAAGGCAGCCAGTTCATTTGTAGAACCAACAAATATTGCTTTATCTATATTTGTGTTATTAACTTCTTTTTTCTTATCCATTTCACGCATTTGTTTCTGAATATTTAAAAGTTCTTTATTGGCATCTACCATATTTTTTAATATAGTACCATAAACTTCAAATGCTCTTGGATGTTGACCTATCTTAGCTATATTTAATATTTCTTCCATGGCTTCTTTGCCTTGGTCTAAAATACTCTGAAGATTTTCTTTTGATTGTTGGTAAGCATCATTTAAATCTTCTTCAATGTCAGATTTATTGTAGTGTGTTGGTAAAGTTTCTTTTTTTGGTTCTGGTTCACCAATTGGATTCACATCAAAGATGTTACTTAATGATTTATCAATATTGCTCATATTAAACTTTCGGGTATGTATTTGCTATATTTGGTGTTTCTGTTATAGTGGTTGTATATGTATAATGACCATTGGAGTTTGATGTGGGTGGGTTTGGCACAACAATTATTTGTGAATAATCGATAGAAGATACACTATAAGAAGTGAAAGCATAATTTGAATTAGTAATTGAACCAATAATAGGTTGATTAGATACAAAATTGCCATTAACATTTGTCAGAGTAATTTGATTATTACTAGGATTAAATACAACCACTTTTGCTGTTGCTGTGGCCGAGTTAAGTGAATAACCTTGATACACAATTTCACCTGTTTTATATGTTCCAATACCTGTATTCGCTACGTTAAAAATTACAGATTGACTATCAGTAATATCGTTGAGAATATTTGTAATAGAAGTTTTAATTAATCCAGCAGAAGATGTAGGACCAAATACATAACCTTTGACAGTAAAATTTAATGTCCAAATAATCATACGAGGGTCAGAATCTCTAGTTCCTTCATAAGTTATTTCATGACTTGTATTATTTAATACAACAGGTATTTCTTTTACAATACCCATTTCAGGAATTAAATTGAGTTTAATTGTATAATCTGGTGTAAAATAAGGTAATATATGTTCAATAATTTGTGAACCATCTTCAATATTTCTTACATAAATGTATAAATTAAAATCAAAATTATAAGGTACAGGATTATATTGAGCAAGAACACCAGAACTTGTTTGATTAAATGTTTTAAAATTGGTGTTTTGTTTTCTTGTGGCATCGTAATTTAAACCTACCATTTCAAATGACATACGAGGTAAAGTCATTTGAACTTTTTTATCTAAGTTTGCATCACCTTCAATACGTTGAACATATAATTCTTTTGCTGCATAGGCAATAGGAACGATAAATCTTTCAGCTTCAGTTTCGTCTGGATTATAACGAACCAATGTAATATTATCAAATAAATTACCAAAACCTACAGTAAGTTTACGAATAATACGATTATAGAATATATTGGCCATTATATTTTACCAAAAGTATTTGTTTCAGAAGTATTTGTTATAGCAGCTGCATTATTTAAAATGAGTTCGTTATCATAGTTTTCTTTATTTGCTGGAGAATTCAATGGGTCAAATGTAGATAATACATATTGAGCATTACTTGTTGCACCATAAATTATTTGACCATCAACAAATTCACCAGCAATATTGGTAACCGATAGAGTATTAGATGATGGTATCCAAGATTGTACCACGGCAATGGTTGTAGCATTAGCTTGAGTTCCATCTGCCGATTGATATGCAACTTCTTGTATATTGTAATTAATATGATTACCTGCGCCAGTATTTAAATGTAATGTGTATGCTGAATCTGTAACAACTGTGTCAATATCAGAAATTCCAGTAGCAATAACTTCTTGTGAGTATTTGAATTTCTCCATTTCCAACTCATAGAAATAAGGAACTTTTCTTCCCAACATAAAGAAATCTTTAGTTTGATTAGTGAATTTAATTTCAAACAACTCACCTGTACCATTTAAGAAAGGAATATAAATTAAATCACCTTCATTAGGCCTAGTTAAATTGGCATTATTAGGTATTCTTTGGGTGAAAGTTCTCTTGGATACAATAACTTTTACATTATTTTTAATTTCTAAACCAAATTTAGAAAAGAATTCTTTTTCACCTTCGTATTCCATTGAACTAGAAAGGTATAATTCCAACTGAAAAGCCGATTCAAATTTACGAACAGGATCTTCACCATAGAGAAGGTCTCTGGCTTGATTGTTATTATTAGGAAGATAGTAGGCATCGAATCCTTGAATTTTTATGGATTCCACAATTAAATCTTCAATAACTCTTTGTTCAGCTAAGCTGTTGTAATTATTAAAATATTGGCTAACTGCCATGTTAATGTCCTAACTTTTGGCACAAATGGCCTTTATGATGATTCTTTTTTCCTTTGGCAACATTAGACATTGCACCTTGGTCTAAATTATGTTCTCTACAAAATTTGTTCATATTTTTTATAATTTCTTTTTTACCGTTTGGAAAAGTTATTAACCAATTAACACTCTTAGCATCAGCAACATTTTTTTTAGATTCTTCGGATAAAGTCCAAGTTTTACCTTTTGATGCTGTTTTGTATCCTAACTCTCTTATTTCTAAGAATTGTTTTTTTCTTTTATCTTTTTCTTCTTCAGTTAAATTATTCCAAAATTCTTTTGTTTTATTTGCCAAATGTTTTTTGGAATCTGGATTATTTAAATAGTATTCTTTTAATCTTTTACTATTTTCTTTTCGTTGTTCTTCTGTTGGTTTCCATCCAAAAGTACCTTCACCACCATCTGTTTCATTGTAACCATTATTTTTAGAATCTAATTTTTTAATCCATTCTTTTTCTTTTTCAAATAATTCTTCTTTAGTTTCTGCACGATCCAATTCATACACTATAAAATTTTCTACGCCATATAAAGCCATTGCATTGTGTATATGACTTTTATTTGAACTATTTTTTGTTTTAGTAATAGTTTTATGTTGTTTAAACCTTCTTTCAATTTCTCCTCTAGTTACACCAACATATTTTTTACCATCCAATTTATTTTCTATACAATAAACTTTCATATTATCTCCTTATTATATCTTATTTATACAACAAGGACATTTGAGCGCCACTAGATTAATTCATAAACCACTCCAAAGGACTTCCGTAATTCATTTCCATCTCTTTTTCTAATCTTTCAATTTCATCGGTAGCTTCTTTTTGAATTGTTTTACCATCTAAAGTAACTCCACCTGGTAATTGTAAACCGGCAAACTTAGAAAGGTTATTACCCCAACTTCTTTTAATTAAAGCAGAAGCATATTCTTTTAACCAACGGTCATTCCATACCAAATTGTAGGTGTCTGGATTAATCAGAGCATAAGCTTCTGATACTACCACTTGGCCAACCGGCGCTTCATAGTTGCCCCATGCCCAATCAATATACAATCTTTGCATATGTCTTTGGAATCGAATAGGAACTTCACCAGTGAATTGAATTTCTAGTGAACGTAAGTGTTGCTGTGTTAGATTATAATTGATGTATGATGCGGAGGTGAAGTCGTATAACTCATTTAAACGTAATTGATAACGCAGGTCAAACATATTAATCGTTGCTTGTGAATCTGAAAGTGGAAATATACGAGTAATACCGGCAAGTTCAATAGCATTACCATCTTGGTCTAACGCTTTTGTAGCATCCAAATATTGGTTATTAATATCGTCTTGTGTTATATAATGAATCCAATAGACTTTTTGAAGTCCATCAAAGTGATAATCTTGCCAATATTGAAGTGCGTCATCAATACGGTCTTGAACTTGGTCAGGATCCACGTTAATTTCGATAACAGGAAAGCCTAACCTACGTAGGCAGTATGTTGTGAAATCTTGTCTGGATGTAATTGTTGCCATGAAATCCTCCTAATATGGAGGTATTTATAACTTGTCTATATCACCTTACAAAGTATATTTGTAAGAATGTTCCGGAACTTAAACCATTCGTTATTGTACCTGGTACTATTTGTTGTCCTGTTGCATTAGTATATGCCGTTAATCCTATGGCATCAGTCGAACCATTACAATAAACTAAAGTTGAATGTGTTGTTGTTAATCCTGTGGTTGTTGTTATATTGACATTATTGGCTTGGTTGATTGATGCAGTACTAGCATTTTTTTGAACTTGTGAATTTATTTGTCCTGTATTATTATTACTACTATTCCACCAAACCTGAGCAGAAACATGGTACCAACCAGCAACACCAGGAATAGCAGTATTACTTGTTGTTTTCCACCAACCATTTGGGTCATATTGAGAAACTAAAGGTACAACTGTATTAACTCCTGATGGTACAGTATTATTTGATGGTAATCCAGCACACATAATTAAAGACGTTGTATTTGTGGTTAACGTTCCAGAAACAACTAAGTTACCCGAAATACCAACGCCTCCACCAACCACTAGAGAGCCTGTAGTGTTACTAGTAGATGCAACAGGATTAACGACACCAACAGTTAACGATGTGTCGATACTTGCTGTTCCATAAACTCTTGTGTTTGATAATAATTTTGCCATAGTGTTTTATTTATTCGTTTAATTAAAGACCGAAAGGATTTATTGTATTTGATGTTACACCACCATTGATTGTAATTGTGTAATTATTACTGCTTGAATCTGAAAAAGGATTTTGGTAATAAGATGTGTTTAATAATAAAACAGTATTTGCTATAGCGGTTAATGGAGAAGTTGGTGGTGTAAAATTGCCTGAATATAATGCAGTACCTTTTAAAATTCTCAAATTAGAAATGTTACCTGTTTGATAGGCGTTATAATAAGCACCAATTTGAAGTGGATATGTAGCACTAGATTGTGGTGTTCCACTAATCGCTGTTGTTGTTCCAGCAATTCCGTTGACAAATACGGTAATTCCACTATTTGTTTTTGTCATAGCAATATGTGACCATTGATTAAGTGGGGCGTTTGTTGAAGATGTTACTGCAATGTTTGTGCCATTGTAATAATAAAAAGCAACTTGTCCTGAACTATTATAAATTCCAAATGACCAGTAATTAATATTAGACCTATTCATATTACCAACAGTAGTAGGACCTACTAATCCGGATGAAGTCCAACCAGTATATGTTGTTGGATAAATCCAGCACTCAATTGTATAATTTACTCCTGATGTGTACCAATCAAAGTTTGTAGTTGAATAGGGGATAGTTAAGTAACCGTTAGTTCCATTAAACTGCAAGCTACCTAAAGCAGGATTTACTTCAGCAAACTGTCCGTTAACAAGCATTGTGCCTGTATTAGAAATACTTAATAAAGGATTTACAACTATTGGTGTTGATGTACTTGATGTCACTCCAGTATTTGTAAATGTTAAATTATAACTACTGGAATCCACAAAAGGTTGTTGTGTGTATGCGTCTAATAACAATACTGTGTTTGCTGTTGGTACTATTGATGTTGTTGGTGGCGCAAAGTTTGCCGTATACATTGCAGTACCATTCACCACACGAATATTTGTCATTAAACCATTGAAGTTATATGTAGTTCCACTTGTTCTATATGCACCAATCAAAGGAGCCGCAGCACTTAAATTGGTTGAATCTGTTGCTGTTCCTTGAATTGAACCATTAATAAAAAGTTTTACGTTTGTTCCTTGTCTTGTTGCAGCAACATGATACCAAGTATTTGTTGTTATAGTGTTTGCTGTTACAATTTGACTATCTGAACCAGCATAACCTAAAGCAACTTGATTAGAACCATTGAAAGCAAGATGTACTTGATTTCCAGTACCTCCAGAACCACGACCTTCATACATATTAGAAGCCGGTGTTGTATAAGGATACATCCAAAATTCAACGGTATAATCATTTGTACTAAAACCAAAAATAGAACTATTTGATGGCGTTAGTGTAGTATTTGAGCCATTAAAATATAAACTACCCGGAATAAGAATTTGTTGATTAGTAACTTCATCAAATCCGTTTGTTACCATTACAACACCACTACTTGTTATACTACTAACAATATTTGTGTTACTTCCTATGTTAGGAGTATTATTAGTGTTTGCAAGATATAACGAGGTATTTCCTGGATAATAAAATGGTCCAATTGTATTAAATACTGGAGAATTATTTGGTGTTACTGTATTAATACCACTAGAATCACCAAATGGGTTTTGTGGATTTGCAGTTAATAATAATACTGTATTTGCTGGAGGTGTTGTTAGTGGTGTTAGTGGACCTGAACTAGGAATAAAATTAGATGTATATAATGCAACACCACTAACCCATCGCATATTTGAAATGTAACCACTAAAATATGAGCCTAAACTTCCCTGAACTGCCGCAGCAATATATAATGTGTTTGCATTATTGATGGCACCGGATTGAGTTGCTGTACCTGATGAAACTCCGTCCAAAAAAGTACTAACAACTCCAGACTTTCTACAAATTGCAAAATGGTGCCAGTTTCCGTCTACAAAAGATTTTGATGTGTTGTAACTAGTATAAGAACCATTAATATGTATGTTAAATTGGGTAGAACTACTAACTTCCATTTGAAAGTTGCCGGCAGTGCCATATTGTCCTAAAGCAAATACTCTCATACCTGTATTTTTTATGATAGCCAAAAACTCTACGGTAAAATCTGATGTTCCTAATTGTAGAAAGGTATTGTTTGGTATTGTTAAATAGTTTGAACTTCCATTAAATAAGATACTTCCTGAGCTCAGGCTCACTTCATCAAACATTGTTAATGCTTGATATGTTCCATTAGAAAGTAATCGGGATACTGTATTTGCCATTCATTATCCAAAAATTGTGTCAAGAGAATTTGTTAGTGGGTTGTATACCTGATAGACTACTGAAATTTTATTGTTTGCAAAACCAACACGACCAGAAACATAGATACTATTTGATACAGTATTTCCTGATGTGCCTACTGATATAGCATTTGCAACAATAAGTGTATTGTTTGAAGAATAAAATAATAAATTTGATGTGTTAGAAAGATAACCTGTTGAGTTGGCCACAATAACAGAGTTAGCAAGATATCCTGAAGCAGTAATACCTCCACCACCAGAACCTAATGACCAAGGAGTACCGTTAGCTGCATATCGTAAATTATCAGTATAAATTGCACCGGTTGATGTTGTCGCATATAGTGAATTTGCATTTACATAACCGGTTGTTACAATACTCTCTGTTGTGTTTACAGAAATATTTGTAATATTTACGTTTTCAATTGTAGTATTACCAAGAACAACCAATGAACCACCAACATAAAGACTACCTTTAATCCCTACACCACCAGCAACAGTCAAGGCACCAGTGGTGTTTGATGTTGAAGCTATAGTTGATTGTATATTAACTGAACCAACACTTGTAATAGTACCTAATGTATTAACGCCACCACTTGATACCCAATTACCTACACCATCATATGTCCATGTTAGATATGTTCCTGAGTATCCTGAAAAACTAGTAATTGCAGATGATACTGTTACCCCACTATTATTTGTTAAAGTCCAAGCATATGGACTATTATCAACAATTGTAGCGTTCTGACAAGTTAAAGCTAATGTTCCGGCAACAGCAGTTAAATTTCCTTTAGGTGGTATAAAGTTTGATGTGTATATTCCAGTACCTTTAATAATTCTAAAGTTTGAAATACTTCCGGTATATGCTGTGTCACCACCATCACCACCAATATAAAATGCTGAGGCACTGGTAATACCACCGTTTTGTGTGGCTGAACCAATACTTACACCATTGAAATATACCGTTACTGTTCCTGATATGCGAACTACCGCAATGTGGTTCCAAGCATTTAATACTAAACCATTTGGGTTTGTATATGTTGTAAAACTACCATTAATATGCACGTTAATGTAGTTTGAAATGTTGCCTGGCATTTCAAGTTCAAAATTACCTGAGGTAGCATATGTACCCATACCCCATGCTCTTTGGTTAATACCTGAACTTGTTTGATAAAACCAACCTTCAACTGTAAAGTCACTTGTTCCTATTTGGAAAGTCGTATTTGCTGGATAACTTAATGTACTACTTCCATTAAATGTATTGTAGTATACTGGTGTAAATACTTGATTATTTAATACAATACCACTATTCGCCAAAGGACTTGTAAATGTTAAGTTTGCGCCATTTGAAGTAATATTATTAGCAACATATAAATTGTTATTTGACGAGAAGAATTGTAAGTTACTTGTATTACTTAAATACCCTGTTGAGTTAGCAATAATAATCGAATTTGCTAAGTAACCTGAAGCAGTAACTCCGCCGCCACCCGTTGTTGTTATTGCTGTGTTAGTAATAGAAATTACACGACCGTTGGCCGCTAAAGTAATTACTGGAACAATTGTTGAGTTACCGTATACTCCTGCAGGTGATGTTAATGTTGTATAGTCAGTATTGGCTAATGTTTGTAATGAAATAATATTAGCATTGGCACTATTTACATAAGAAAATAATAAAGTTGAATTAGCATTGGCGGTTAATAAACCTCCTGCGGTTACATTTGCTTGATTATATGCAGCTTGACTATAAACTTGATTAGCAGATATCCATGAGTTTTGTGTAACATCAACACCTTGTGTAACTAAAATAGAATTGTAGTTAGAACTTATCCAACTATTCTGTGTAACATCTACACCTTGAATAATACCAATATTAGTGTTAGCATATGAACTAATAGCATTTGCCTGATTATACGATGCTTGGGTATAACTACCTAATTCAATACCGTTAATTGTTGCAGTTGGTGAAAATATTCCACCTGTAGTAATTGCATCATATTTTATATTTGATTCTGCAAAATTAACGGTCGAAGAAGGCTCAGTAGAAACGTTACTGAAAAATGTCCAATTGCCAGTTAAATGATTACGAACTACACCAGTATGTTGATAATTATTATATTGACCACCAATGAAGTGCCCGACAATACCTAGGTCAACTACGTTGGCTGAATTATTGGATGCCAAATAGATAATAGGATCCTGAACACTAACACTATTGGATGAGTATGTTACAAGACTTCCTGCTACATTAACATTACCTGAAACATTTAAACCACCAGAAATTGTTACAGTACCACCAACGGTACCCCCGGTATTAACAAAAGTATTACCTACGTTAGCCGTATTAAAAACGGACTGTATATAAGAATTTTGTGCTAAATCTACACCTTGTATAACTTGAATTTGATTGTTTTGTGCTAAATCTACACCTTGTATAACTTGAATTTGATTGTTTTGTGCTAAATCTACACCTTGTATAACTTGAATTTGATTGTTTTGTGCTAAATCTACACCTTGTATAACTTGAATTTGATTGTTTTGTGCTAAATCTACACCTTGTATAACTTGAATTTGATTGTTTTGTGCTAAATCTACACCTTGACTATAATTTATATTAGTATTGGCTGTATTTAATGCATTTTGTAAATAAACCGTATTTGCGCTAGCACTATTTGATTGACTAAATGCCGCACTAATATTAGCATTTTGACTTGATTCAATACCAAATAATATAGAAATGTTAGCATTCGCTGTATTTAATCCAGATTGAATATAGAAAGAATTAGCATTGGCGGTTATTAAACCACCTGCCGTTACGTTTGCCTGATTATAAGCTGCTTGAGTAAACGCTTGATTGGAAGATATCCATGAGTTTTGGGTTGAATCTATACCTTGTGTGTAGATTGTGTTTGATTGTATTGAATTAATTGTATTGGTTACAGAATTCGCTAATCCCTGAAATACAATTCTAGTTAAAGACATTATACACCCTTATTATTTTAATAGTTTCTATGGTATTTATTCTCAACCAATTACTATTATTTTGTTTTCTTTTCTATGTCATCGAATATACTTTTACAGATTTTATCAAGTTCATCTGTTGTAAAAGTCATAGTTCCTTCATTAATTCGGTTTGATAAAGCAGTATCTAATCCGGATATACGAATTGGGCTATACTTCTTTTGACTTAATTTTTCAATAATATTAAAATACTTAGGATAAGATGTGTTTATTGGAAAAGTAGAACCAAAAATTACTGTTCCTGGTGTGTTCAATGCTCTGGCCATATGTTGACCTACTGAATCACAACCAACAAAATAATCACATTCTGAAACCAAAGCCATCCATTGGCGTAAATCACAAGTAAATTTACTTGTAAATACATCTTCTTTTATTTGGTGAGTTGGTTCACCAAAGAAAATTAAATTATACCTTTTAGATAATTTTTCAACAATATACAAATAATCTTTTTGACTTAAACTTCTTGATTCTTCATCATAAATTGTGGTGTTATCTACTTTTGCGCCACGACCAAAAGGTTGAATTATTACCGTTTTTTGTTTATTCGATTTCTCTTTAATTGTTTTAATACTATTTGTTGCTGCTAATTTTTCCAAATTACTTAACTTTAAAATTGGTGGAGTTAAATCTGTATGGTCTTTTGTAATATTAATTTGTTCATCGAATGCTTCAACCATTGAAATTTCTTGCCTAAAATAAGCTGGAACACGATATGGTTCAGGCGTAACAACTTCATCAGCATTTCTAACAATATTATCAAAAAGACCTTTAGTGTCTAATCCATAAACCCTATCTTGCAATTCTGGTATTCCCCACAAAAGAAAATCCCATCCTGCTACTAAAACTGCCCAATCTACCGTTGGATTTAATTTATTAAACTTTAGTAATGCTGGTATTGCTGCAATGATTCTTCCTGCTCCACCATCAATAAAAAATATCTTCTTCATACTACCTCCATATTAAATTCAAATTGTTATCATGTATTTGCTGTGTTAGCCGAAAAATCTGGTATTGGATATGTTATCATCCATGGAAAATTATTCTGTGAAGGAATATCTAACCAAGCTTGGCAAAACGCATCTAATTTATTTATATCTTCTTTTGGGGTCAAACCTAGTCTGACTTCTCTGTTATATTTGTCGTATTTCCATTGAATTGAATTGATGGTTTCAAATCTAGCACGATTAAAAGTTGCTCTCGTTACGTTTAATTTTATTATCTTTTGTTCGTCGGTTAGAGGAGTTAAATTATATTGGTAAATATCTCCTGTTTCCGTACTAACTACAGCAACATTAGCAATATTATCAAAAGTAAAATCTAAAGGTACAGTAATGTGTGTATTACTATTTGAAGAAGGTACAAAATAAGCATCTACAAAAGATACATCATAATCACGCTCAACAAATTCGGATATTACCTGAATATTTGCATTAGGATATTGTTTTGAAAGAATTATAAGGTTTGTGCTGGCCATTTTTATCCTATATTAAAATGAGATTGGTAGAGTGCCCCAACAAGCATTACCACTAAAGGTATTGCCAAAATAAAAATCATTACAACCTGAACTATAAAAAAATCCATTGTAAGAACAAGCAAAAAAACCAAACCCGTTACCGCACATTGTAAAACTTGCCATGGCGACTGGGGGAAAAGAACACGTCACATAACTCGTTGAATCCCATACACACATACAAATAACACATTGTCCACAAAGATAACCACTAGGTGTAAAACCCCCTGTGCTGCAAAATGATAAGTTGCTTACCATTGGAGAGCAACATATCATAGTTGGAGATGTAGAATACCCCCATACACAATTTCCAAAATTGTCTTGTAATTCAATAAAACTATTACAAACAAAACTTCCACCACCTCCACCACCACTTGGTGCAGCACCCCACGTTATTTCATTAGTTGAACAGTTATAATATAATACACTACAACAAGTTATTTTACATCTAATAGGATTTACGTAAAAACCACAACACATTATAGGAAATCCATATGGTGAAGCGTTTAAAACAACACTACATGGACACTGGCAAGAACATCCAGCAGAATAACCTATAGCGATAGAATAACAACCTTGATTACCACAACCAGCATTAACACCAATAGCTATAGAACATCCATTTTGATTATTTTGTCCTGCATTACACCCAATGGCAAGTGATCCGGATTGCTGATAATATTGTCCAGCATTAGAACCAATTGCGATAGAATCATTACATTGGGTATTATATCCTGCTTGACAACCCACAGCAACTGATTGAGAACCTTGACAACAATAACCAGTATAACAACCAATGGCAATCGCTGCGGAATGTTGTTGGCGTCCTCCTGCACAAGATCCAATTGCAACAGAATCATTCAGTTGAGCAATACAACCTGCACCAACACCAATAGATACTGATTGAGAACCTTGGTCTAAACAACCAGCATTAACACCAATAGCAATAGCACAATCTCCACCGTTTCCTTGTGAAATTTGTCCAGCATTTTCACCTATAGCAATAGATGTTATTGATTGACTGGTGAAACCTGAGCATTGGCCAATTGCAATATTTGTTGGACCAAGATTATTATTGATATTACAGATTGTAGACCAGCAAGTTGAAGCTCCACCACCGCCTGTATTTGCTTTATTGTATGCACTTTGTGCTAAATTATTGGCCGCATTAGCTTGATTATATGAACTTTGGGCTAAATTGTTGGCTGAATTAGCTTGATTATATGAATTTTGGGCTAAATTGTTGGCTGAATTAGCTTGATTATATGAACTTTGGGCTAAATTATTTGCTGCGTTTGCTTGATTATATGAACTTTGCGCTAAATTATTTGCTGCGTTTGCTTGATTATATGAACTTTGCGCTAAATTATTTGCTGCGTTTGCTTGGTTGTACCCACTTTGCGCTAAATTATTTGCTGCGTTTGCTTGGTTGTACGCAATAGAGATTGTACTAATTAAATTAGAACCCGATACAATTAAAGTATTAGCGGTAACTATATTTAAACTGGCATTAGCATTTCCATCAATGACTTGTTGACCATTGATACTTAAACCGTTTTTGACTTGAAAATTTTTAGTAATTGACAAGGTTCATTCTCCCCTCGTTGAAATTTGGTATATTTAGTAGATTATAATATTAATGCAGTTCTAATAAATTTAATATCGGTACCAGAATTTACCGGTGATGCTAATAGACTAAAAGTTCCCCCAGCTACCGAAGCATCAAATGTGGCCAAAGAACTGTTTGTATAATATTCACCATATTGAGTTAAGTAAGCATTTGTTCCGTCTTGCAATGCTCTAATTTCTAAAACATGATAACTTGTTCCAGAAGTAATTTGTAATTCATACTTAGCACTTCTGTATGTTGACGTAGAAAAAGTATCAATTGCTGTTTGTGCTGTTCCTGAGAGAGCAATATCACTAGAAATAATATATGCGTTAGTATTAACAGTTAAAGAATTCACTACATTTGAAGAACTACTAGTTGCACTAATAGTTACTACTCCCACACCAGTAGAAGGACTAACTGTTATATTTGTTCCTGCAACAATTTGAGTAACATTACCACCACCGCCACCTCCGCCGCCCCCAGAACCACCACCACTCAATAAAGAAGAAATTTGAATAATTGCAATGTTTGCGCCGGCATAAGGAGGCTCAGTGAAGGATAAAGTACTTCCTGAAATAGTATAAGCATTTTGTAATTGAATAATACCATCAATATTAATCAATGTTGAATTAGCACTTGTTACTGCATTGGGTATTGTAAATACTGTTGTTGTGCCATCACCCCTTATTAAATCGGAGTATGAATTTGCTGTAGTGGTTGTTGGTGCCAAAGCATTGATTGTGATTGTCTTTGACGTAGTACAAGCACTAATTGTAATATTATTGCCAGGAGATATGCTTAAAATATCTGTTGGAGATGTAGCAAGAATTAATGATGAATTGGCATTAATTGTTGCAAAAGAATATGTTGGAGTTCCACTTGATATTGAAGCAATAGAACCATTGGCATTTAAATAATACAACTTACCATCAGCATAGTTGATAGCCAACTCACCATTAGCCAATGCTGAAGGAGCATGACCTGATGATGCTGATTTTTTTAATAGTACAGTTGTATTTGCGATTGTCATTTACTTAAAAACTTCCACCATCCTTGGTTATCATTGAACTTGCTTCTTGAAACGTATCCACCTTTTTTGTTTCAATTTTTGTTACTTTTGCATCATCAATTTTTTTTTGCTTGGTAGGAGTTAATTGTAAAAAATCAATCTTTTCATTTAATTGTTTAATAATAGATTCATAATTATCACAAGTTATTTTGTGTTCTTCACGTTCTTTTATCAATTCATTTCGGAATAAATCTAAATGATTGACTTGGTGTTTAATATTTTCATATTCTTTCATTTTACTATGATAATTTTTTAGTTGTTCTTTCAAAGTATCAATAGTATTTTCTTTTTCATTTAAATTAGCAATCATTACTTGTAATCTTGTAATTTCTTCAGATTGCTCTTTAATAATATCTTCAGAAATTTTAGCATTTGCTTGCAACGATACATTTTTAATAATTGCATCTTGCATTACATTAGTCAAAACATCTACATAAGCATTAATATATTTTTCATTGCTCATTTCAAACTCCTATTATAAAATAATTACAAGGTATTTAGAATGTTCCTCCATCCATTGTTGTAGCCCAAACCGGAACACCAGCATTAGTTACGGTTAAGATTTGATTTGACCATGTTTGATCCGAAGTTCCTGCAGCAGCGGTAACTTGAAGTGGTCCTGTTCCGTTACCGTATGTAATACCATTTGTAGTAAATGATGATACACCAGTACCACCTTGACCAACGGTTAAACCAGAAATTGCTGAACCAGAAATATTGGTCGTTCTACCATAAACATCAACAGAAATTGAAGTGATTGTTGTGTTTGCTGTCTGTGTGAAATTGATTGCACCAGTGTTTGCTAATTGGGCTAAACCACTTGTTCCCGAACCAACAATAATCTGGCCTGAAGTAAACGAAGATTGACCTGTACCACCTTGTGAAACAGTCAGACCTGAAATTGGTTGCCATGAAGCAGCAGTTGTTCTACCAAATCCATCAACAGTTAAACCTGCAAGTGTTGTATTAGTACCGTATGTACCTGTATTTGAATATGTTGAATTAGCTAACGAAACAATACTAGTACCGTTAAAATATGTTATCTGATTATTTGTAAACGAAGAACCGTTTGTACCACCTGAAGAAATTCCTAAAGGAGTGGTTAATGATAACGAACCAGCAGAAATTGAACTAACTGAAGTAATAGTACCATTAGAAGCATCCACACCACCAACTTTGATTACATCATATACTGTATTCGCTTCAGCAAAATTGACTGTTGTGGTAGGTTCAGTAGATACGTTAGAAAATAATTTCCATTTATTGTCATTGTAATCACGAACAAAACCAGTATGTTGATAGTGTGTTGTGTCACCTGAGTGACCAGCACCAATAAAGTGTCCAACTAAACCAATATCAACTAAGTTACCTGTATTATTTGCAGCTAAGTAGATAATTGGGTCAGCAACGTTTAATGTTGAGGTTGAATTATATTGTATAACATTACCAGAAACATTTAAGTTTGTAACACTTAATGTTCCACCAATAGACATATTGTTTGTTGGTAGATTGATATCAGTATTAAATACTTGTGCGCCAATATTTGATGTATTAGTACGAGCGACTGTCGTATCAGTACCAATAGTTACAGTATTTGCTGAAACTGTTGTGGTAATACCTTTACTACCATAATGGTTAAATGTTGTACCACCAGGAATAACGGCACTATTTGTACCATCAGAAATATTAAATGAAGTTGCAATTGTTGATGTTGTAACAGAAGTAATACGACCATTTGCGGTAACTGTAATTACTGGAACAGCTGTCGTGGATCCAAATGTACCTACGTTAGGGTTGATTGTATTTAAAGAAGAACTTAATGCAACAGGTGAACTACCATTAAATGATACGGCGGAAGCAAGAACATCACCAGTGATTGAGAAATTTTGTGGATTAACTAATGTATAGGCATTGGTAGAAGTACCAATTAAATTACCAGAAAAACTTCCAGTAGTATCACGTTTTACTAATGTGGATGCTATGTTTGCAGAAGTTGCTGCATCTAATGTGCTTGTGTAATATGAACCACCAATATTAACAACAGCATTTCCACCAGAAGTACCTAAAAATAAAGTATTTGAAACATAAGAATAAGCAATTTCACCAGATTTTAATGTACCACCTGATGGCACGCCTGTGGTACTTGAACGTCTTACGAGGATACTGGTATTTGAAATGGACATTTGTTAACCTTTTATTTTTTTATGGTTATTATTATTTATTTATTAAAATCTACCACCGTCAACCGTGGCAGTAAATGTTTGATCCACAATAAGATTTCCTGTTATTTCTCCACCTGTAATAGGTAATGAATTGGCAGCCAGAGCATATGCTATGTTAGCTTCATTGTATACAGTATTAATTTGAATTAAAGCGGTGTTAGCTTCGTTATAAGCAGCTTGAGCAAGAATAAGTGCTTGTTGTGCTTCTTGAACAGAAGCTCCAGTAAAAACACTAGTTCCAGAAACTCTTGGTTGTGTACTAGAACCCACACGAACATTGATGACTGACGGTGGATTAACAATTACTTTAGGCATTGTTATCCTTTAAAAATGTGTAATTGTAGTAACAGCTTTGTCTATAAAGACTCTTCCTTCTAAAACTCTTGTAATATTATTTGAAGAATCTTTTAAAAGAACATCATAAAGTAATGTGGTAGGGGGTGTAATAATATTAGAAGTAACAGCAGAATTAGCCGACAAAGTAATTATACCATTATTAGCATCGGTAACTGCAGCAACAAAAGTAATCGTTGCATTTGCTGAATAATAAGAAGCTTTTGCTTGACTTGCTACCAAAAATCCATTTAAATTATATGGATTTCCATAAGAATCATTAAGTGTTATTGTTTCATAATAAGTTGAACCTTGTTCAATGAAAAGGTCTTGATATCCGGACATTACTTATTTCCTTTTTAATATATTTATCTCGGCCTTGAGTTCATTTACTTGTGCAGTTAATTCTTTCACAGATTCAATTAATAAAGCGGTAATGTGTTCATAACGAACTGCTTTACTAGTTTCTTTTGTTTCTATATCTTTAAATTCGTAAACTAATTCTGGTGCTACTTTTTCAACTTCTTGAGCAACAACACCCATCAATCTATCTATTTTACCAATATAGTTATAGGTATAACCATTTAATGTATTTACTTTTGCAAGAGCATTTGGTATTTTAATAAGATTTTCTTTTAATTTGATATCAGAAGGAGAACCATAAGCGGTGATGTTGCCGGCAGTAGTCCAATTACCAGTAGAATCCAAAGCAGCTTTTACGGATCCTACATCATAAGGTGAATTTGTAGTAGAAAAATTAAATGTATAAGAACCATTATCCATGACCATAGTATAATTGTATACGCCGTTTTCAGGATCTTTTACGTCATAGAATGAAATTTTGCCTGCTGAAGAACCACGCATTGCAAACTGAGGAGCTGAACCTGTATCAACATACACTTGAACTTGTCCTGTGTTTATATTAGGAGTTCCAGTTAAATTATTAGCAGTATTGACAGTACCAGAAGAAGTAATATAACCATTTGGATTAGTTGCTGGATAAGCACCGAGATTTGTCAATGCTTGTGATGCTGTCGTAGCACCGGTACCACCATAAGCAACACCAACTGCTGAACCATTCCAAGTTCCTGATGAAATTGTACCTACTGAAGTTAGACTAGAACCTGTAACACCAGAGGCAAGAGAACTACCTGTTAGAGAACCAGCAGGAGCTGAACCTGCTGAAGCAGCAGTACCAGAAGAAGTAATATAACCATTTGGATTACTTGCTGGATAAGCACCGAGATTTGCTAAAGCTTGTGATGCTGTTGTAGCACCAGTACCACCATAAGCAACACCAACTGTTGAACCATTCCAAATTCCTGATGAAATTGTTCCGACAGAGGTTAAACTAGAAGCCGTAACACCAGAAGCGAGGGTAGAACCTGTTAGAGAACCAGCAGGAGCTGAATTTGCTGAAGCAGCAGTACCAGAAGAAGTAATATAACCATTTGGATTACTAGAATTATATGGCGTATAACCAAGAGCCGTTGTTACTTGAGAACTTGTAATACCGGTTATATAACCATTTGGATTAGTTGCTGGATAAGCACCGAGATTTGTCAATGCTTGTGATGCTGTCGTAGCACCGGTACCACCATAAGCAACACCAACTGTTGAACCATTCCAAATTCCTGATGAAATTGTTCCGACAGAGGTTAAACTAGAAGCCGTAACGTTAGCAGAAAGAGAACTACCTGTTAGAGAACCAGCAGGAGCTGAACCACCAATAGATAAGTTAGTTACAGGAGTTAATGAAGCTACTGTAAATGGTGCTGTTCCTGTTGATACTGTTGATGTTATAACACCTGAAGCACTTACAGTACCTACAGAAATATTAGGAGTTCCAGTTAAATTATTAGCAGTATTGACAGTACCAGAAGAAGTAATATAATTACTTGGATTATTTGCTGGATAAGCACCGAGATTTGCTAAAGCTTGTGATGCTGTTGTAGCACCAGTACCACCATAAGCAACACCAACTGTTGAACCATTCCAAGTTCCTGTTGTAATTGTACCTACTGAAGTTAGACTAGAACCTGTAATACCAGAGGCAAGAGAACTACCTGTTAGAGAACCGGCAGGAGCTGAACCAGTAATACTAGAAGATAGTGTAAAGTTTGAATTAGCAAAAGTACTTACAAAAGATGTTGTTGCCAACATAGTGTTTGCTGTACCAACAGGTGCAGTAGGACCAAAAACAGCACCAGTAAATGTTGTGCCAGATTTTAATGCAGCAATTGATGTTAATCCGTCAACGGCTAACTGAATTGTATTTGCTGTTGCCCCGATTGTTCCGTTAACTGTATATGCAATGTTGTTTGCGTAGTATGGATTAGAAATATATCCATCGACCTCAAGTATTACGTTAGCAGTTGATGGAGGTGAAGAAATAAACGTAACAATACCTACACCACCAGTATTACCACTAGTTTCATTGTAATCAACAGTTCTAATTTTTCTACTACCATTGACATAAACCTTAAGTTGGTCAGCACCTGGAACATATACAGGTGAAGAATAAGAAAGTCCTGTACCATTTGCAACATAAGTTGTCAATGAAGAACTAATTGTTGTACCTGGTGTAGCACCGCCGCCTCCGCCACCAGTACCTCCTGCTGCCCAATAGTATGAACCTACACCACCTGTAACCAAAACGTAACCAGCTTGTTCTCCAGTTGGCAATAAATTAGTTAATGCTTGTGTAGAAGTTGTGGCACCCGTACCACCTTGAGTAATTGGTAAGGCAGTTGACAATGTTAAACTAGAAAAAGTTGGGCTAGCAGTTGTTCTTAAATCTTGTGGTGTAGCGATTGATAAACTGCTACCTGAACCTGTAACTGTTACACCGTTTGTGCTACTAAAAGAAATTATACCTGAAGTTGGAGTTGCTGTACCTGTTGTTCCTGTGAAAGCATTTGCTGACGTATTAGCACGATTATAAGATGATTGTGTAAATGCATTAACGTTTGCCACATTTGAACTAATACTTGCATTTATTGAAACTACGTTACTATTAATACTTGAACTTAAATTATTTACTGAAGTAGTAATAAAATTATTTAAAGCATTTGCTGTGTTTGCAGAAGCAACAGATGTTGTGCTTGTGGATAAAGCATTATCTACTATATACTCATTAGTTAATATTCTATAATAATTTGAATTATTAACATCTAGGATATCCCAATATTGATTTGATTCACTCCAACGAATTGCAGCGTTAGGACCAGGACTTCTATAAGCTCCAAACGATACAGGCCCAGCACTTTGAACAGGTGTACTAGCACTTAAAACAAATGTTGTTGAATTATAGACAGTTGAACCGTTAATTGTAAAATTACCACCAACACTCACACCACTACCAAAGATTGCTGATCCGGCTTTTATAACACCATCAGGTGTCCATGTATTTGATCCGGATGTTCCTGATATAGAAAGATTACCTGTTATAGTATTACTTGCTGTTATCGAATTATTCGAAATAATATAACTAGCAATTGCTGCACCAGTAGTAATTGTGTTTGCTGCACTAATACTATTGTTTGATTTTATATTACTACCAATAATATATGATGCTGCAACAACTGAAGAAGCATTAACAGAAACAGTATTAATACTTGCATTTGCTTGTAATGTATTAGTATATGATGTTCCAGTAACACTTAAAGTTGCCGTATTAACACTTGTATTAGCTTGTACTGCACCAGAATATGCTGTGTTTGTAACAAAAGATACAGAAGTATTTGTGTAAGAATTAGCTTGTAAATTATTTACATAAGCTGGTCCTGTTACAGTTAATGTTGCTGT